TTGATCTCGCTGCCGCTGCCGTGGGCCATGAGGCATCAACGCTGCGGAGTCAGTACCTCGTGCCGAACATGGAGGAATCCTACGTCCATGACGGCACGGTGATCGACAGGCTCGACAAGAAGGCCACCCTCTCCGACTCCGAGAAGGACGAGCGCGAGGCCGAGAGGCTGGTGAAGAAGTCTCCGAAGAAGAAGCCGCCGCGCCTCGACCGTGAGCGGCGGGTGGTGCAGGACAGGGACAACTCTCGTGATCCTGATGACGTGAAGAACGACAAGGACACATCGAATCGCTCACGAGATGCAGCAGCATCTTGCGTGGCGTTGCGGCACCTGTCCGCCAAGGGCGCTCCCGGCAAGATCCCGATGTACAGCACAGAAGCCAAACGCATCGTCATGGTGACCCCCGAAACAGCCAAGGCCGATTCGGGGAAGTACAAGGAGCCGACAGAGGAACAACTGTCCGCCATGCAATCGGAGGGAGACGCCCCCGAAGGGGGGTCTTCCGACGACACCCCAGATCCCAAGAAAGACACCCCTGATCCCAAGACTATCGCCCGCAAGAAGCAGAGGGAAGACGCCAAGAAGGGGGGTGCCGTGTCTGTGGCTCGCGCCAAGATCGAGAAGTTGTCCGAGGGCAACCCGAAGGAATGGGACCGGGAAGCACTCCAAGCAGCCGTCAAGGAGGAGTTCGACGCGATGGGGCTGGAGTACACCGACGATGATGTGGAGATCCTGACTGTCGCTGACACCGCCAAGCAAGTCCAAGACGCGATTGACTCTGTGAAGGAAGCACAGGCCAACAGTGGCACGGTGGCAGGGTTTGAGAAGGCCCAGAGGGCACTACGCAAGGATGCCCTCGACGGCATCAAGGCTGTGGTGGGTGCGCCCTCTTTCAAGGCCGAAGACATTTCAGTGGACATGCTTCTTGAAATCTCCGAGGCGGTCGAGGCAGACAAGGCTCGTCTGACAGATGACCTGATGAGCGGTGACCGAGAGGCTGTCAGGTCCAGAGACAAAGCCGCCGACAAGGTGCTCGCCGCCATCGGGAGCGACAAGCCACCCTCTGCTGCCGAGATCGCGGGTGCCGTGCTGGCGAAGAAATCATCCGAGATGGCGGATGACCCCACGCTTCTTGATCCCGGCAAGCCGCTCACCTCGTACTCAACCGAGGCTCTTGAGAAGGAAACACTCAATAGTGATGCCTTCTTGCGCCGAATGGCGGGCAAGACGAGTCAGTTCGTGGATACCTACCGGGGCATGGCACCCGAGGACCGGGCAACGCACGCCAAGGGTCTGAAGGAACTGATGGGGGAACTGGAGTCTTCCGGCAAAGGTGACTCTGAACAACATGCCGTTGCCAAGGCACAGGCTCGCGCCCTCGGTGTGGTTTCCGCACTGGAAGACGGGGAAGAAGCCAAGGGCGTGACTCCAGAGTTTCAAGCCATGCTCAAGGCAGCGGACTCACAGGGCCGGTTGGATGACTTCGTTGCACTCAACTTCACGGGCCAGCCGGAATCCGATGTGGGTGCCCAGACCATGTACCGCGAGATCATGCGCGACTTGCCTGTGTCTCAACTCGCGTCCTTCTTGGATGAGGGAAACCCTTTCAAGGAAGTGCTCCAAGAGAGCCAGAAGCTCTTTGCGCCCCCTGACGAGGCCGGGGAGGCTGACTGGTCCTCGGTCATTGACGCCGAAGGCAAGGATATGCTTCGGCAAGACATGGAAGACATGATCCTCGCGGGTATCTCGTTCACGGATATGGACGAGGTGCGCAAGGGCGGCAAGACGACCAAGCAACAGCGCAAGAACAAGGAGCCCGTCAAGGCCCAAGAGAACATCGCCAGTAAGATAGGCGACTTCCTTGCAGAGATGCGGCGGAAGATGGAAGAAGCCATGGCCGGGGGCAAGAAGGCTTCTCCTCTCGCCGAGGGCTATGACTTCGCTCCTTGGGGGTCCGACTTTGGCCCGACTTTGTAAATCTGTCCCGGTAGGCTTTCTATATGAACCCCGTATGGGTAGGGCTGCGGGTGTATGCCCTCACCGGGAACCCTTTTCATCTGGAGAACAACATGAGCAAGCTGACTCGAAAGGGCGCACGCAACCTCACCGCAAGCATTGACCGCATCGCATCCACCATCCAAGAGAACGCTGCCCTGCTGGGCATCGAAACCAAGATCGCGAAGGACTTCGCGTACCGTTGTGATCTGATCTCGGATGCTGTGGAGACTACCGCAGTCACCAACTACCCCAAGGCCGCAACCGAGTCCCCCGCCGATGACATTGGCAAGGAAGTTTCCGGTCCTCTTGTGGACGGAGAGGTGGAGAAGGATTCCGCTGGACACTTCACCCAGAACGAGTTCTCCGAGTTGACCGACGTGGCAGAGAAGCTGGCATCCGCCGCCTCCGCTCTGGCGAAGATCACCCCGAAGACAGCAGCCATCAACGACCACGGGTTTGGCCTGATCAAGTAGCGGGGGTTCTCCATGCGCCGCAGTGCCGTGAATAACGTAAACTACCAAGAGCGTTCCAAGCAGTTCGCCGTTGGGGACGTAGTGGCTCCCTTCGGGGTCTGGGACGCCCAAGGTGGCCGCGTGACCGCTGTGTGGCCCGCTATCGGTATGGTGGATGTTGAGTTCTCTGTCGGGAACAAACGCTACCCTGTCGAAGACCTCCAGCGCATCGACAGCAACGGGAACGCTGATCCACCCCACACCAACTCGGTGCCGGGGGGTCAGCCTACTGTTTCGGTTCCCGGTGGGCCGAGTGAGTCAAAGGTGGCAGCGGCCTTCGCCAAGAAGTCGTTGTACTGGGCTGGCCGTGACCGCCAGTATCGCATGACCACACCCGAGGTCAGTGTTGGACTCCCCAACTGCCCGAAGTGTCCTGATGTCCCTCTCAAGAAGGCGATCTACAAGCGCCGGGATGGGAGCAGTGATCGTCTTCGTGGTTGTCCCGAGTGCATGTTTCTGATCAAGGAGTCGGACATCGTGAACCTCGGTCCCGTCAACGAGATCATGATTGAGGGGCAGGGCTGATGGCATTCTTGAAGCGCGCCAACGCGATGGTCGTCCACCCTCGGATTTCTCACCGAGGGTGGGGTGGTATCCGCAAGGTTGCCTCGTCGGGCTCCAGCCGGAACCTGACGGATCAGGCCCGCGAGATACTTGGCGAGTCCTTGAACTCCGACAAGTACCTTGTGACGCACTGCACCATCGTGGCTTCGGTGGACGTGGACTCGGTGCCCGGTGTCAAGCTGGGCAACGTCAAGGTTGGCTCCAAGACGGTGGACCGCAGGTACGCCGACTACCGGATCAAGCCCTCGTCTTCGCAGTTCGTCAATAACAACGGCGACTCGTGGAGCCGTGACGTGCTTCGGATGGCTTTCCCGACTTTCATCGGGGCGCACAACTTCCGTGAGCATGTTCAGATCGAGGACCAGAGCAAGGGCAGGATCATCGACGCCGCAGCACGCGACATTGGTGACTCCCTCTACATCGACATCCTCGTCGCCACGAACAAGAAGCACGCAGCACTGGTGCAGGACATCGAAGCCGGGAAGATGGCGACCCTCTCTATGGGCTGCACCACCGACTTCACGATCTGCTCCCAGTGCGGCCACTTCGCTGTGGACGAAACGCATCTCTGCGACCACATCAAGTATGCGAAGCTCAACACCTTCATGGACGATGCAGGGCAGAAGCGTGTGATCGCAGAACTCTGCGGGCACCAGTCCTACAACGAGAACCCAGAGGCCCCCGGTGGCGTCAGGTTCATCGAGGCATCGTGGGTCGCTGTTCCAGCGTTCCCCGGCGCTGTGATGCGGAACATCCTCTCCCCCGGAGAGGTGTCCGACGATCAGGTCCGCAAGGTGCTCGCATCACCTCCCCCGCAGTGGTCAGATCACGCTGTTGCCAAGGCGGCGAACCTCACCGTCCCTTCCCAAGCCTACACACGCACCGCGTTCGACTTCGGTGAAGATGGTGGAGACGAGGAGGAAGCGCCCGAGAAAGAGGAGCCGAAGGTTCCCTTCAAGGACGTGGAGGACGCGCTCTACGAGTCGATGAAGACCCGTGTGCGGGAACGCATCGAGAAGGAACTGGCGCGAAAGAACGTCGAGGAGAAGGCGGTCGAGTCAGACTCGACCATGGAGCCGAATGACAACGTGAACAAGGAAGCATCCACCCTCCGCAGAGCGGCGAAGCGTCGGTACGCTTCTACGGTGGACACGCTGGTTCGGGTTGCTTCTTCTCCTGTAGCTCTCGTGGAGGGTGTGGCCCGTGTCAATGCTTCCTTCGGCCTCCGTGTCGATCAGGACGTGTACCGGACAGCCCTCTCTGTCGGTGACCCGACCAAGTATTCATCATCTGAACGATACCTGTTCGCTTGCCGCAAGGCTGCGAGCCGTGATCTCAGTCCTGCCGAAATCCGGGTTGTTGTCCGGGTCGGCACCCTGCTCGCCCGTTGGGCGAGTACAAACAACCCACCCAACTGACAACCTGTGGAGAGAACCATGCGTAAGCGTATGACTTGGAACGACAGTGGGGTTCGGCAGCGTCGAGCCTCGGAACACCCCGCCTACCCCGATGAGGGTCCGGCATCCCCCGCGTACACCGGCCCTGACCCGGCTGCTGATGCCTACGACATCGGAGGCCCCTCCGAGTTCGCCGAGGATCCGCACCCCGGTCCCTACACCAACTCGGAGCACCCCGCGACCCCCGACGAGGGACCAGCCAGCCCCGCCTACAAGGCTGCTGCTCTGGAGCGCAAGGCCGCGAAGTGCATCCGCATCGCTACCGCCATGCTCGGCGAGGGCGCTTCCGTCGCTGCTGTCGAGGATCAGGCACTCGCTCTGATGGATCTCGATGACCGCGCCATCAAGGCCAGCCTCTCCCGGCTCGCTGGTGATGACGAGGAGGAGATGGAGGACGACGAGGAGTCCAAGAAGAAGGCTTCTCTCACCGCCCGCATCGCCCATCTGGAAGGACTTCTGAAGAAGGCCGAGTCCGAGGATCCCGGCGACGATGACGACGATGACGACGATGACGATGACGATGGGGAGGAGTCCAAGAAGAAGGCTTCCCTCACCGCCCGCATCGCTCGCATCGAGCGCGTCCTGATCCGCCTCGCTGGTGACGACGATGACGACGATGACGACGAGGAGATGGAGAAGAAGGCTGGCTCCTACTACATGGGCGACGATGACGCCATGCTGGACATGATGCTGGTAGAAGAAGGCATGGTCGGCATGGGTGACGAGTCCATGGTCGAGGGTGACGACTCCGAGATGATGGACGACGCCATGCTCGCCGGGATGCTGGCCGAGGAGGCTATGTTCGACAAGCACTCCGGTGACCACGAGATGATGGATGACGAGGCCGACGAGGAGGCCATGGTCGATCTCCATGAGGCCATGGTCGAGGGTGACGACTCCGAGATGATGGGCGACCATGAGATGATGGGCGACCATGAGATGATGGACGACCCGATGGGCGTCATGGAAGTCGAGTCAGACGAGATGATGGTCCTCGCCAAGCTGTTCTCGGACAAGGCTGCTGCCGACGAGAAGGAAGAAAAGGCCGAGGAGAAGGCCGCTGAAACCGTGCAGGAGGAAGTCGAGCACGCCGCCGAGAAGAAGGCTGCTCTCCGTCCCCAGCCGAAGAAGGCTTCGACCGGAGCGACCCGCCTCGGTGGTGTTTCCAAGGAAGCAGCCTCCAGTGAGGTCACTGACTTGAGCAAGCTCTGGGAGTCCGCCCCCGACGTGAGCAAGTTCTTCTAAGATCGCTCTGATCTCGCAAGATCAGAACCCCCCACCGAAACTCGGTGGGGGGTTCGTTCGTTGTGGGGTCGAGTTTCTGATTTCTCGGATCGGGTTTCAATACCCCTTCTATACACGGCCCATATGTGTAGGCGGATGCCCGCCGCGCCCTCGGCAACGAGGATTCAAAACAACCCGCCCCTGTAAACAGGGAGCAAAAGCCCGGAGATAATCATGGCTATGCTTGGACAGGCGAGCGGCGGATGGACGGAGAGCAGCAGTGCGCTCCGACTCCTTCACGTCGGCATTCGCAACACGGTCGGTACTCTCAGCACCGATTCTTTCACTATGGTCAACCCGGTCGGTGGCCTGACTGGTGGCGCTTACGCCGCCCCCACCTCCGCTGGTTTCAACTCCAGCGTCCTCGGCGTCCTGTCGGGTTCGGTGGCTTTCACCCGTGGTGCCAACGAGATCGGTGGCCCTGATGGTGTCGCTCCCGGCGCTGCCACTCCGAACGTCCAGCCCCTCGGTGTCTTCATCAACACCGCTGCTGGCAACGACTTTGAGAACCAGCCCGCTGTCGCTTCCGACAAGGGGCCGTATGTCTCGGGTCAGGGCACCTACGCCAACAGTCTCTTTGAGACCTTTGACGTAGCCGCTGGTGCGATCACCTACGCTGCCGGACAACTCCTGTACGCTGGCGCGAACGGCTACCTCACCAGTACCGCCGCTGACGCATACAACTCCGGTGCTCCGACCATCATGGCTCTCCTGAAGATGCCCGCTGATACCGTGCAGCCCGAAATCGTCTACGACCAGCGCATCTGACGCTGACTCAACTTCAACAAACCTTCAGACTTCGGAGAATACAATGTCTGTTTCCAACGCAGTGAAGGCGAAGCTGATCAGCGAGTACATCGGCTCTGCCGCTGGACGCGCCAAGCTCGCCGCTTCCATGACCCAGCCCCTTCGCCTTCGCCGTGATTACATGGCGGTGGGCCGCAAGACCTTCTTGGTCGAGCAGCTTCCTGATGGGGCACTTCCGATCTATGACAAGGATCCCGACGTGACCGCGTTCGTGGTTGGTGAGGAAGGTGAGAACATCATCGCCGTCACCAAGCCCCGTCGCGTGATCTTCCCGCTCTTTGAGATCGCATCGAACCCCGAGATCCCGCTCACGCAGGTCAAGGAGCGTCGATTCGACCTCATCGAACGCGCACAGGATCTTGCCCGTGCCCAGATTCAGGCAGCAGAGGACGAGCGCGTCTTCGCTACCCTCGACGCTGTGGCAGTCAACGGCTTCGACAGCCTCGGCAACGTCAACCCTGACATCCCGGTCGTCGCACCGATTTCTGGTGATGTCCTCGCTGATGCCTACAGCCTGATCGAGCGCCACGATCTTCGTGTCGCTCGCGTGTTCATGAACGCCCGTGACTACGCTGACCTGCGGAAGTTCGGTCGTGACATCCTCGACATCGAGAGCCAGCGCGACCTGCTGAAGACCGGTCTGATGGGCACCCTTTGGGGCGCACAGATCATCGTCAGCCGCCTCGTTCCGGTCGGCACCGTGTACGTCTGCTGCGAGCCCGAGAACTTCGGTCGGATGCCTGTCCGCACCGAACTCACCGTGCTCTCCGCTGACGACCCGAAGGCTCGTACCATCGGCTTCTCGGTCTTCGAGAACATCGGGATTGGTTGCTTCAACCCCCGTGGCCTGACCCGTCTGACCATCACCCGTCCGTAGTCACTGACTCTCGGGTGACGGTTTGACCGTCACTGAACCCCCGACAGGCTCGCCTGTCGGGGGTTCTTCGCGTCTGGGATCACGCGAACACCACGTCCATCCAGATGTCGTTCTTGGGGTCAAAGTATTCCGAGAAGCAGCCTTGGTACTTATCGGCCATCGCCGCAAAGGCCATCCCGACCTCCCCGAAGTCAAGGAGGACAAGGATCTCGCAGATCATCGGCAGTTGGCTGTTCGACTCACACCAGTATTCGTCCCGGTCATTCCAGTCCGCACGCGCATGGGGCAACCAGTAGTCCACGATGCCTCGGAGCCGCTGGGCTGGGGGGTGGGCCATGTCCCGCCGCAGTCCGTTCGCGTCCTGCTCGACCATGCCGCCCGGTGCGAGGCTGCGCTCCATGCCAGAGATCATCCGCACCATGTATTCGGCAGGGATCCCCTTCATGTCGTCATTCCTTGCTGCCTCCAGCCTTTCCTCGCTCTCTCGACGCCGCAGCGCGATGCGATCCTCAATGTCCTGCTCTGACACGCTCTTGAAAGTGACCATTCCAGTCCTCCTACACACCCAGACGTGCTGGAGGGGACGTAGCGGACAGTTGGGTGTGAACTTTCTTGAGATTGTTTTTCGTGGGTACAGTCACCCCCACTCGGAGGGGTCATGCGGATTGCGGTGTCGGGAACAATCGGGGCGGGGAAGTCCACGCTATGCCAACAGCTTTCAGAGCCGTTGGGGTACGAGGTCTTCGCGGAGCCTGTTGCCGACAATCCATATCTGGAAGACTTCTACGCTGATCCCCACCGTTGGGCCTTCGACGCACAGGTCTTCATGATCTCACACCGCTTCCGCCGTCAGATGGAGGCCGTCCATGCAGCCGAGGACAAGGGCTTCCTGCTGGACCGTTGCTTCCATGAGGACAGGGTGTTCGCAGAGGTCAACCACAAACTCGGTCACATCAGCGACCGGGACTGGAACACCTACTCCCACCTGTACGAGTCCTTCTGTCGGGTCGTGCCCCCACCAGAGGTTGTCATCTACCTTCGGACTGATCCTGTGGTTGCACGGGACCGGATCATGCAGCGAGGCCGGGAGTCAGAAAAGTCCATCTCGATGTCGTACATGACCGCCTTGCACGAAGCCTACGAGGAGTGGGCCACGTTCATGCAGGGAAAGACGAAGGTGGTGGTGTGCCCGTGGAACAACTTTGGGTTCGGCCACAGTCACGGACAGCATGGTTGGGCGGACGTGTTCGACCACCTGATCCTTTCTGGGATCACTCCAGCCACCTGATGATCTGGTAGACCCTGTAGAAATCAACGAACTCGATAGGGGTGGTCATGTTGCAGACCGGGCAGAACACGTCGGTGTCCGTGTTTGTCTGATCCTCGACTTCGTGGTGGGGCCAGACGAACTTGCAGTGCGGGCACTGCGCCGCCAACCAAGGCACGAACATCCCGTTCTCTACGAGCACAGAGATCAGGGATTGTGCGTGCTCCCTGTGGACCCCCATGCGCTTCTGTAGCTGGGTGGTCGAGATGAACTTCTCACCGAGGATCCGGGGTAGGTCGTCGGGCAAGATGATTCTTCCGGCAGTGTCGTCGTCAAGCACCCGCTTTCGGGGTGTTTTTGAGCTTCCACTCGGCCTCGGAAACCCACTGCTCCCCATCCCAAACCATCCCGTCGCGGACATCACCCGGTCGGGAGATGGCCTCCACCTTGACGGGTTTCGGGGGGGTGACGCTCACACCGGTCTTTGAGAATGCCATGTTGATGATCTCCTGTATGATCTCCACGATAGGCACAATACCGCTGACCTTCCGCCACCTGCGGGTAGTTTGACTTGAACACCCAGACAGAGAAGCCGTTGACCCCACTGCTGCTACTGCTCGCGTCCTACGGGGCGTGCTTTGGCCTGATGAACGAGAAGCTGCCTGTTCTGAACCGCCTCTTGTACCGCGTTCCGATCATGCGGGACGGTCACGACACCAACCTGTTCTCCCGCATGTTCAACTGCTCCTACTGCACCGGATTCCATACGGGGTGGGTAGTGTGGCTGGCCTCCTCTCTGGGATCCATTCAAGGTGGAGATACCGTGACCAACACAATCCTGTTTGCTTTCGCGTCGAGTGCGTCCTGCTACACACTCGACACGTCCCTCCAATGGCTTGAGCGACCATGAGTGCCAAGAAGACCGTCGCATGTCCTGTGGACACACAAGGTGACTACGGGGTGTATGCCAATGCGTTTCGGATCATGCAGGACGGGTCGGACGCTGTGCTGGATTTCTGCCTCTACTCGGAGCAGGACCACGCGGCCAAGACCGTGAGTCGTGTCCGCATCGCCCCGGCATTCCTCAACGTCATCCTCTCCCGGCTTCATGAGGCTGTCTCGGTCACGACCGGGGGGGACAAGCTGTACCTCATGCCGGGGATCGTCTCCTCGTGGCCCACCACGGTCGAAGGCGACAACTGAAAACCCTCGCCATGGCCCCCAAACAGCCGGGAAACGCCCCTGTCGGTGTCCGGTATGAACCTTGTGGGTAGAGTATCACCCCAAGCACCTCTCAAGGAGACATCCATGCAGTACACCAAAGGCACCTTCCACACCTTCCGCGCCGTGGCAAAGGTCCACCTCGGGTCCATCCAGTCGAACCTCATGGAAGGTGAGGAGGTCGATTTCGATGGGTTCACCATGAAGCGCGGTGGTGAGGATCACGCTCTCCATGCTCTCCGTGGAGCCATCAAGGTCGGTTGGTTGGTCCCGCAGGACGCTGCTCCCACAAAGTACGTTCCCCAGCCCGCTGGGGTCAAGGTCCACAAGGCCGATGGGCTCTCCACGGACGAGATCAACGTGGGCTTTGAGGTGGACCGTGACGATGTGAATGTCGGGTCTTTGCAGGAGATCCGCCCCAAGAACGCACCTGCGACCCACAAGGCATCGAACGCAGGGCAGAAGTCGGATGTTCGCTCTGGTGGTGGTGTCAACGAGGCCGAGGGCAAGGTCGTCGCACGATTCAAGACTTCGGCGAAGCAGGCTGCTGTCCAGATTGGCAAGAACGACCGTCAGGTCGTCCAGAGCCTCGACAACAAGTCCTCCGTGGACGTGGAGCGGGTCACTGTCGCCCGCGCCGTCGCCACAGGAGACGTGCAGGAGGCCATTGGTGGTGAGTCCCTTGAGGATCTGCTCCCCGAGGCCGCTTCCGCAGGCACTCCTGATCCCGGTGTTGTGCTGGACGGTCAGCGCGTGAAAGCCTCTCCTGATCTCTCCGTGATCCAGCAGTTCATCCCCGGCTTTGAGTGGGATCTCTCCGTACAGTGGCGTCGGCGTGCCAAGATTGCCGTGGACCAGTACAGCAAGATCCCCGCCGTGCTGAACTACATCATGTCCGTCGAGACCGACGCTGTGAACAACGAGATCGCGAAGCGGACGGAGAACCGATAGTCAGCCTATCGTCCACCACGGGGCAAGGAGAATCATCATGCGATACCTCTATCTTGCCCTCGCTTTGGCGTTCGCTGCTCCTGCCTTTGCGCAGGACGCCCCTGTTGACGGGTCCGTCCCCGAAGCAGTTGAAGCCCTCGCCGACGAGGCTGATGGCGATGCGGACGCGGACGTGGACGTTGAGTCTGCCGATGCTGATGCCGACGCCCCCTCCGAGGTTGAGGACGCGGCCCCAGCACCAACCCCCGAGCAGATCGACGCGACCACCGAGAGTGTGTCCCTTCTGATTGACGCTCTCCAGAACAAGAACTGGGCGCTCGCCATCGGGATCCTGTTGAGCCTGCTCGTCGCCTTCGCGAACAAGTTCGGCCTCAAGGACAAGGTGGGAGGTAAGGCTGTGCCGTGGGTGACCGCTGGTGTGGCTGTCTTCGGTGCCATCGGTGCTGCCCTCTTGGCTGGTGTCTCCATCGTGGAGGCTGCATCACAGGGGCTTGTGGCAGGTGTCGCCGCAATCGGCGGGTGGGAGATGGCGTTGAAGCACATCCTCGCGCCCAAGTCTGATCCCGAGCCTGCCGCAGAGTGACAGGAGAATCGAATGAGCATCGTCCAAGATCAGTTCAATCGGCCCGGTGAAGCGGCTACCATCGGGATGCACCTCCCCCACTCGGCGTCCATGCGTCTGGTGAAGGGTGAGGTGTTCATCGAGATGGTGGACGCAGCGTCCGGCGAGTTGCTGCACAAGGAACATCGCCAGAACGTGATCACGCTCGATGCAGGCATCCTCGCCGCCATCCTGCTTCGTGATCCCAACTCGCGGACACATGGATTCAACATGCTGTCTGTGGGCACGGGCGCGACGGGGGCAGTGCTGTCTCCCGATGCGCCTGACTCACGCCAGCGGAAACTGAATGCAGAGATCGCACGCAAGCCCTTCTCCAGCACCACGTTCCGTGACGCCAGTGGTGCGGCGGTGGCGATCCCGACCAACATCGTTGACTACACCTGCACCTTCGATGAGAGTGAGGCTGTGGGTCCGCTCAACGAGATGGGGATCCAGAGCACGATTTCTGCAAACCCGGCTGTGACCAACCCGAACCCAGACGTGTTCCCGAATCGTGTTCTGACCCGTGACCTCACGACGCTCGACATCCTCTGCAACTACCTGACTTTCGGTGTGATCACGAAGCCCAACACGGCGCGGCTCACGATCACATGGCGCATCACGCACTGATTCCTGTGAGGGTCCGCAGCAGGTAAGAGAGCGTGTCGGAAAAGGCTGATCCGGCGCTCCACCCCCAATCGGTAGCCAAACTATACCGAACGTCATGCGGAGGTTGATGTGACACGACCAAACCCGACACGACTGGCACTCCGGTACGCGGACCTCAACCCCGCGTTGGGTGATCCCGGTGGTTCATGCCACCTCCAGAAGCGAATCCGAGACAGGGTTCGCGGCGAGAATGTTCAGGACTACCTGATCAACAAGCATCAGAATGAGCAGCCTTT